GACAAAACTATAAACGTCACACAAACTTTTCGATAAAACCAGAACGTATGGATTATATCGGGACGTTTGGTTCGGGAAACGAAGTTTCCATTCCTATCAAATCTAAAGGTGATCTCTTGAGTTACGTATGGATTGAAAATCTCAATATTAATAGTCGTGATGACAATGCCTCAATTTTTAAATCCTCGAGTGCGACCAGGGATGATACTTCACCAACTGAATTCTCTTTGTGGATTGGTGGTCAAGAAGTTACAAAACTGGATACACTTTTCATTAATACAGTACACAATACCTTATATAACGAATCTTCGGCGAAAGCGACTTGTGCCATGACAACTCGAGACGGTGGTGATAATGCTTCGCCCGGTAGTTATATAATCCCATTCTTTTTCAGTGAAGATTGGACGAAATCTTTACCACTTGTCGGTCTTCAATACCACGAAGTTGAAATTCGAATTAAGTTTAGAAATGGTACATTTACTCCAATTACTAGACCAAAAGTATACGGTTCGTACGTGTTTGTTGACACAGAAGAACGTGAATTTTTTGCAAACGGTGAACACGAACTTCTCATTACACAAACACAACACCAACCAATGTCTGGTACCGATACGTCGATTGATTTGACCTACTTTAATCACCCAGTAAAAGCCGTTCACATAGCTTCGAATAACAAAAGTTCATTGAGTGCTAATACTCCGTACACATTCACAGACGCATCTATGTTTATTAACGGTGTTCCACTCTTTGAAAATATGACACACGAATACCACAGACACGTTGTTCCATCGAGACATTGTTCGGTTCTTAACAACACGGTCGACGAGGAACAAATATATACATGGCCATTATGTCTTACCATGAACAAATCTCAGCCAACGGGTACATTGAACTTTTCGCGAATCGATAACGCGAGAATAAATATTAATGGTCCAAATATCGGAGGAGTAGACAGGGAGATGATTCGTGCGTATGCGGTCAACTATAACATTCTCAGGATTAAGAATGGTATGGGTGGTATCGCATTTGGTAACTAAATTTTAATTTAATTTTTACCCGAAGATCCAAAACCTCGTTCGCCACGTTTTGTTTCTTTTAATTCATCAACTTCCTCAATAAGTGGTGTTTCACACTTTTCCAAAATGAGTTGGGCGATTCTATCGCCTTGTTTAATTTCGAACGGTTCACTCCCGTGATTAAACAAGATAACCTTCAATTCACCCGTATAGTCCGGATCAATAACACCAGCACCCGTTTGAATACCGTGTTTTACACTTAAACCTGATCTCGGTGCAATACGACCATATACACCATGTGGTATCGTTGCACAAATACCCGTACTTACAATACCACGTTCACATGCATTGATCGTCATGTTTTCGATACTGTATAAATCATACCCAACAGATCCAGGCGATGCGCGTGTCGGTAAAGTTGCTTCGAGAGTTAATCGTTTAATTCTAAGTGTTTCCATGTTTTTTATTAATGTAAGAGTTGTTTCTTTAAAACCATTTAAAATATTGTAACGTATAATTAGAAATGAGTCTTAAGATTATTATGGGTAACATGTTTTCGGGAAAAACGTCCGAACTTATCAGGCGTTTAAAGCGGTACAAGGTTATAGGTAAACGTATTCTCGTTATAAACTCTAAAAAGGATACACGGGCTTCCGAAGACGTTTTACGTACCCATGATAATATTCGTTTCGATTGTATAAAAACAAATAATCTTGATGAAGTTGATTTTTCAAATGCAGACGTTATAGCTATGGATGAAGCTCAGTTTTTTACGGGTCTTAAAAAGTTTGTTGAAAAGGTTCTCGATTCGGGTAAAACGATTTTACTCGCGGGTCTCGATGGTGATTATAAACAGAGAAAGTTTGGTGAACTCATAGACTGTGTACCTCTCGCCGATAAAGTGTTTAAGATATCGGCGATGTGTATGGAATGTATGGATGGAACACATGGACCATTTACAAAACGAATTGTTCAAAACGATGAACTCGAACTTGTTGGTGATCACGACATGTATAAAGCGGTGTGTCGAAAACATTTATAAGGAACAATGCATTTAAAAGAATTAAAAAATCACGTTCATATTTTACAAAGGGAAGTAAATTTACTACCAGAAAATTTCATACGAGACGATCCTCGTAAAGAAGGTGAATGGGTTGGTTCCGAATATCTAAAACAGGTTATGATGTTATACACAGACGGTAAATGTGGATGGTTGAAAGGTGGACAAGATCATGTTCAGGAATCATGGGTAAGTTGGCCACTCATATGGGGTGGTAATTTCATTACGAGTAATTGTAATTTATGTCCCGAAACAACAAAACTCTTATCTTCGATCGATGGTATACATGTAGCGGGATTTTCATTAATGAAAGGAGGTGTAAAACTTAACGAACATGTTGATTATGTAGGTGATGATTATATTTTTACATATCATTTAGGTATTAAATGCCCGGAAAACTGTATACTTCATCATATAGATCTAGGTGAAGTTACAGAAGAAGATGGTAAACATATAATTATGAATGCTCGTAAAAAACATTGGGCAGAAAATCAATCGGATAAAGACAGAATTATTTTATACATGGAAATTTATAAAAACGATTAATATCTAAAATAAGAACAACGCGCGTTTGTTCATCAGTTTTATCAACACTATGGTACCGTGCGTGATCAAAAAGAATATCTTCACCGGATTTATGTTGATGAATATCAAACTCCGTAGTAAGATTACTCGTTCCTTCGAGTGTTAAGTGGTACCGTAACTGTAAATTACTCTCGGCACGGTGTGCTGGTATAGACATTGGTCCTTCCATGACTGCAATCACGGCACGGTCAACACACGGTATAGTTTTTAAAAATGCGTATAACTTTGGAAAATCGTGTATTTTATAGTAATAATAATTTTGATTATATTCAAACCATGAATCAATATCATGGAAATAATACTTTTGTTTATTTTTATATAAAGTATCGAATTCGGTTTTTATATCAAAAAAGTGTTTCTGTACCCTCCAAAGTCCTGTAAAATCGTCGACTGAGTAATACAGTTTATAAAAAAATAAGTCTACGAGTGAGTTTCGTATACCCACCAAAGGTCGTAAAGGTCTCTGAAAATAGAGTCTATCTATAGGGTTTTTACAATAATCTTTTAGTAACAGTATAAGTGGTATCATAAGAAACCACATTTTTTTGTTTGCCTATAATAAATGCCAGAATATAAAGGAAAAGAATATTACGCACCAGCACAAACACCAGAAGTTAACACATTAGAAAAGCGATTCCTCGGTTTGACCAATGTTCAAATAGGATTATTTAGTTTACCAGCCTTTATTGTTCTTTCTTCGGTTGTATTAATCGTTCTTAACAAGAAGGCGAGATATAACCCAGCTGTTCTCGTTTCTTTGATTATAAGTTTAATACATATGTATCACCACTACAAACTCGCTAAATTAGAAAATAAACAATAAACATATACTATAAATGTTTATGGTCGAAGAACCCTATGGTATATCACAATTTCAAGCTTGGTTAATATCCCTCACACTTGGAATTGTGTTATATAGACGGAAAAAACGTGGCGAAAAATATATTCAGTAATTATATATGCGTGTTCGTTTAAAAAAAAGTCCACGTATTGATAAAAAGTTTAGAGTTACTTTTGAAAACGGAAAAATAGTTGATTTTGGGGCAAGGGGATACTCAGACTATACGATACACAAAAACCCTTTACGTATGCGTTCATACGTAACACGACACGGTGGGTTTGTTCCGCATATGGTACAAAAACAGATAGATCCTAAACTTGTTCATAAAAATATGCTTGATGTGACTCGAAGTGATAAAGAAAACTGGTCAAAAACAGGTTTTTTTACCGCGGGATTTTGGTCAAGATGGCTTTTATGGAGTCACCCAGAATTTGAAGGTGCGAAAAAGATTATATCTAAGAAGTTTGATTTATCTTTTCTCTAAGACCACGACGTTTAAGGTTTGCTTTTAATGCAGTCATTAAATTTGCGCGTGGATCGCGTTTAATTGGCACTGGTGGTGCTTGTGGAACAGGTGGCGCACGTGGAACAGGCGGTGCGCGTGCGACGGGTTGAGAAACTCGACGAACCCGTGGAGCATTTTGTTCCACAGTTCGTAAAAGAGATTTACACGTTCGTAAAAGCTTTTTAGATTCACGAACCTGAATTTCCAACGATGGTG